CATTAAATGAATCTCTAATTCGTTGCCATTGTTCTTGTGTATTTACGAAATGTGGATGTCTTGACTCAATTCCCATTTTATGCTCCTATAACTCGTGCTATTCTTGGCTTACCCTTCTGCTTAATCATTGGCTGAAGTGCGTACCTTAATGCGTCTATGTAGTGATTATGATTATCTATTATTGTCGGTAATACATCTCCAGTAACTCTATCTGTCTTATAACTATATTTCACAAACTCTCCTGCGGTTTCCATACATCTTGTATGAATATGAACTATACCGAAACTTCGGATGAACTCAACACCATCTTCAACACTCCCTCCCCACTTGTGTACTGATTCCATTCTATATCCTTGTCTTTTAAGAAAACTGATACTCTCAGGCCGTGCTGAATCTGCTCTAATTATATGCCCTTTTGCTTCTGGTATGGTGTCTATTAGTCTGTAGGTGTTATCTAACTCAATTTGACGACCACCAGCATCATAATCAATATACAAATCACTATCCCTAACCCAGCATCTTAATATTACAGTTGGGTCTTGTGAAAATCCCCAATCTAATCCGTAATAGAATACTGTTTCAGGCGGTGCTTCAAAATCTTCAATGATAAATTTGTTTCTAAATATCTGCGAAACTGAGAATGTTTTACAATCTCCTTCCCAAATGTGTAAATACTCATCGTAATTAACTCGTCTTAGGTACTCTAATTCGGCTCTTAACTCTTCACTAAAGAAAGGATTTTCATCGTAATTAATCTTGCGTATATTGGTATCTGGTCTATTTGCTTTAACAAATCTTTCAAAGGTGGGGTCTGATTCTAGGTTCGGATTAAAACTAATCCATATCTCTGAACCTTTCTTACGAATAGTTGGAATAAGAATATCCCATGACTCATTACTAATCTTCTGTGCTTCCTCTACCCAACAAATATCAACACCTTCTAAAGACTTAATCTGCATAGGGTCGTGTCTAATACCGTGAAAAATAAACTCACTACCATTAACGCCATATACACCCTCTCTGGTGATTCGGTAAAACTTATCCAGTCCAAGCATATCAATACAGTTAGTCAGCAACTTGTGTACCGAGTCCTTCATGGAAGATTGTATTTCACGAGTACACAAGATACGTGTTCTCTTCTTAGAGGCAATAATTAATAAACATAGAGCGAAACTCCACGACTTACCAGCACCACGCCCACCGTAATAAACCTTGTATCTTTTTGGTTTGAATAACGGCTTATATGGTTTGGGTATTTGTACTAATCTACTCAATGAATTGGACTTGTAGGTTCATATCGCCATCAATTTCCATTTCTTGTCTTTCTATATATCCTCGTTCACGACCAACAGTTTTCAAAAAGAAAATAGTTGCAGTGATATTCCTAGAGTCTTTAATTTCTTTAAGTAATACAGATTCAGCCATATCTATCAAACTTTCACGAACATCATCAACCTCTTTTTTAAAGTCGTCAAATTCGTTCATCCAGTTATAGTATGTTTGTCTTGAAACATTCAATGATTTACAAGCATAAGTTACATTGCCTCCTGCTCTCTGAAGTGCTTTTATAAAGTCTTGTTGTTGTTCATCTCTACGCTCTGTTCTGTCGTATTTAGATTCTGATATACATTCGTTACAAATGTGGTTTTTCTTATCTTCTGTTTTTGAGTTTTTTCTGAAGTTGTTTAATTCTTTCTGTTCTCCACAGGATTTACAGATTTTCATAATTCATTATCTCGCGTTTTAAATAGAAACATTCAGCATACTTAGAACCAATCATCTTGCCTTGAAACCGTGCTTCAATCTCTATCCCTTCTGAACTTCTTAGTCCTTTCTCTTCCATCTTGTAAGAGTCAAACATAGCCATCTTGGTTTTTAAAGTTTCTTCATCCATAACCAAATAGGTATTTGGATTGAATCTTAGCGAGTCCGCATTTTCATACAAACCAGCACCGAATCCGTACATAATCCTTCTAGGGGTATAGTCTAGTATCGGTCTTGTCGCTATCTCAACCGCATTATATACCATCTTGTGTTCTTGGTGAGTGTCGTGAGGGTTGTGAGTAATAACAGTATCAGGTCTTTCATCACCAATAATGTAGGTTATTGCTTTTGCTAAATGCGGTAAATTATCGGAACGAAACGGTTCGTAATTCAAAGGTAGATATTGAAAATCGTACTTAACAGCATTATCAATAATGGCTTTAATTTGTGTGCTTCTTCCTGATATACAGGTGATAACCATAACACAATCATTCTGTTTAATATAACCACCGGCAATTAAAGCCTCATCATCTTCGTGGGCAACAATTATCAAAGTTTTAGTCATTTAAAATACTTTTAATTTCATCAACGCCTTGTTCAAATAAGGTATCCAATATCATCAGCATAGATGCGTCATCGTGAATGTTGTTGAATTTGTCATTATCAGTATCGTGCCAAATAACATCAGCACCAGAATTATCTTTAATGTAATCAGTCCAAAGATAGTTCTTGCCACCTATACCGCTCAAATATACATCACCTTTAAAGTGGGTTATTATTTCATCTAGTCTAAACGATTTTGCTGACTGTGAATTTGCGTCAGAGGCGAGTTCTAAATTGGTAGTAATATCAAACAGATACATCATTCTCATAATGTGCTTACAGAAATAATCCATAAACCATTCTGTTTTAGGGTCGAATACTAGGTGTTCTAAAATACATTCATCAAAAAAAGGCGAGTGTTTGTAATTAACACTAAGAACATCTCTATGTTTCTTGGCGAAATTCATATCTGATATTTTCAATTCCTTAAATGCCTTAACACCTTGTATTGGCATATTCAAATACTTAGGTGCTGTGGCTTGATAATTGTAATACTTGTTTCTTATTTCAAAAGCAGACTTGTTTACTTCTAAGTCATTACTTAGAACGAAAGTATCACACAAGTTAATCTTATCGAGATAAGTTATATTCGGGTATATTCTCGGCTGTGCTATGCTAATTACTTCCAAAGAAATCCTCCGTGAAGTCATCTAAATCACTGTCTTTTATTTGTGGTTTTCTGTAATCTTCCCAAGGGGTTTTAGTTTTCTTATACGCCTCTACCAACTCCTTGTATTCATCTTCTGCATAGTCATTAGTTTCTGTACTAGATTCAATCTTAATAGCCTCTTCAAAGAAATGCTCTACACCTCGACCCATCTTCTTTCCTTTGTGAGTATGCTTATCGTAAACATAGTCATATTTGTCTAGGTCTAGTACAAAACCATTCACTCTTTCAAAGGCTACAGTTGATACGAAGTGGTCTGCTATACGAGTTTTTTCACCTCTACACGCTTGTAGGATAATATTACCGAGTACCAATCTCCAAGCACCATTCTTTTTCTTGTACCATTTGTTCATTTCTTCGATATGTTGAGGGATTGAGTTAAGTAGTGCCGGATTTGCTATTCCACAATCTTCATAAACTATAACTTTAAGTCTATTTTGTGCGACATTGTATAATCCTGCTGCCTCCAGTTCATAGAAAACATATAAGGCTTCTTTCTCCTTGCTTCGTCTAATGAATTTTTGAAGTGCTGATACTAATTCGTAAGGACTAAATCCAAACGGGGTAGGTTGAGTCATTGGGTTACTTGTGTTCATTTTATTCTCCGTTTTTATTTGGTTAATTTTTTATCTTTGCTACGGTACATACTATACCTTTTGTTTCAGTTTTTTGCAGGTATTTTGAAATTATTTTTGAGTTCTTTTAACCATAGAAGTCGGTCTAATAGTTCCACTCTGATTCTTAACAAAATTAACATACTGACCCCACTTTTTCTTTACCCACTTCTGAGCACCCTCTTCATTCTTGCTAGTTCTAAAAGAATTACAACCACCCTCATTCAGTTCACCCTTAGATATACACAAATACCGCAATTCAATAATCATATATCGGTGCTTTAAGATGTATTCCATACAGAAATCAAAATCTTCGTAATAGTACATTCCTAGTTTGTATTTGCCCATCTTGTCGTTACGATGGATTAGAGCACCTTGAGGTAGCGAAAAACCAACCTTTACGGGGTCTGCTTGTGAATACTTGATGATGCTTGATGCAGTAGAGAATAGATACAAGTATGCTTCCATATCTTCCAACACCTGACAACCGTTAGAAATTGCTTGTTCAATTTGTTCAGTGCTTAAATCTCTAGGCCTGTTACCGACAAGACTTCTGAACCAGAATTTATCATCGTCAAATATTGCTGAATAACGTATATTGTTTTTCGTACATTCTCTAAAGATACTATTCATTACAGCACCGATACCTAGTGTTTCTTTGTGAGTGATAATATCGAGAGTCGCAAAAGGCTCATAATCCTTTAATTCATCTTCATTGATATAAAGTATAGCATTAGGAAACATTTCCTGAACCTTGTGAATACTAGCATTTCTACCTTTAGAAGGGATTATCGTCAAATAATCTCTATCCTTATAGTCGCTAAAGGTTTTTACTGTCATAATTCATCAAAACCCATTTGGTCGTCTTCAATCAATTTTATCAACTGTTTAGCATCTACCGCCCTAGTCCTTCCAGTCTTTTTATTGGCTACCATAGGTGCTGAAATTATTCTTTTTTCATTGAGTCCTAACTTACTGCTCAAGTAAAGAAAATCATCAACGCTTTTGAATACAACTAAAACGCAATCATAATGTTCATAAGGGTATAAATCCATTCCCTTAATATCAACTTCTGTCTTTTCTTCTTGCTCTTCTTCTTCACCTTCAAATATGTTAAACCTAAGTTCTTCTAAATTCGCCATATCGTATAATTCGGGGTCGTGACTAAGAATACCTTCCAAAATATCATTAATACCTTCTGTGAAATCACCAGTTATGGTGCTTGTGTTCATTAAAACATTGAGTTCTTTTTCCTTTTCTTCGTCTAAATCAACAACAAGGACATCAACCTTATCATATCCTTCTTCTTTTAACGCAACCAATCTTTGATGACCAGAAACCATATTCTTAGTTCTCTTGTTAAAAATTAGATTTTGAACATAACCAAACTTGTCAATGGATAGAGATAAACCTGATTTTGCCTCTTCGTCTATCTCTCTAGGATTGTAGTCTGCTGATTGACCTAACAAATAGTCAATATCAAATTCTTTGGTTTTAAGTTGTGCTTTTTTCATTAGAACGGAATATCGTCATCAAAAGTATCATTGGTTTCAGTAGGTGCTGGTGCTGATTGATTTTCAGACTGATACGGGTCTTTTACTTGACCGGTTAACATCTTACTACCATTCTTAGTTAATCGGTATTGTCCTGTTTCTTTATCAGTAGAAAACCATAATCCGATTTCCTTTTCAACGCCATCAACATTAATCTTAACTGTTAATATTGGCTGTCTTCCTTTTGCTTTTACACCTTCTTGACAAAACAATCCACTATCTACAAACGCTATTGCTGTATTGGTTTTATCGTAATCCATTTTTTTCTCCTGTTTATTTAGTTGAATTAGTGGTTACTTACGGCAACCAGTCGGACTTTTCCTCTTAACCTAACGATGACGGGGAGATACACCTTGAAAGGTAATATGATAACGCCACCGATTAGCACAACGGAAGTCACTCCCCGCTAATTCTTATTTGCCAAACAGTTTAATATGTCTATCTTGAACCTGCTTATAGTCGTGTTCTTCTGCCCACTCCCATATTTCAGTCGCTAGTTCCATATCTCCACTTTCTTTAGCCTCATCTAACTTAATAAAAGCATTGTTAATATGCCTATTTCTCTCTTGTGTTGGTGTTTCATTATACTGATTTCTTTTCTTTTTAGTTGGTTTTTCTGAAATATCTTCATTAGGTTTGCTGTTCTTAAAATCATCAGCCTCTTCCTCAGAATATAAGTCACCGTGTAAACCAATAAGTTTTAAAATCACTCTATCTTTTGCCCGTTTTTCAGCCATAGCATAAGGATACTTGTTCGTAGTATTGTATGGTGCTGATTCACCAAACGACCACTCAACCGAATCACCTAAAGTACCAGTAACTAAAACAACCGCTATTTTATCTTTAGCAAATGCTTCAATTACTTGTGGTGCTTCAAACACAACCCCCTTATAGACTGCTATCTTCTCTAACGACTTATGATTAATAACCAATGTGCCGTGACAATCCCATAAAGCATCTTTTCTAGTCATCCCACACTCTTTAAGTGCTTCAGCGACTTTTGGTGGTATGTTGTGTTTCATTATTCCGCCTCTACCGGAATTACGCTATTAGGTAAAGTCAAACCTAATTTAGACAATGAATTTTCAATCTCCCTTAGAGTTGTTGTTCCGACTCCTTTGAATATCTGTAAATCCACCCTTGTATAAGTCATCAAATCAGCAATGGTTTTCATATCAAAATTATTAAAGAAATTCCACGCTCTTTTGTTCAAACCTAAAATGTGTAAAGACTGTTGGTGTATATCATCCGCCTTTTGTTCAAAGACTTCTTTTACCTTCGATTCTTTAACCAGCCAAGGTATAGAGTTTAGTTTATCTTTCAGTTCTACTAAATCATTAAATTCTAAATCTAGGCAATCATTCCCATCACATACACTCATTGTAAATTGTATCATTACTTTTCTCCTTCTGTTTTATAAAGTGCAACATGACAAGGCTCACCGAATCTATTTTGAACATCTTTTCGTTCAGTAATTATTGCCATTCCTTCCTTTCTTAAATTAAAGATAACTGCTGATAGTCTATAAATCCCTAACTCTGTCCAAGCAGTCAATGGGTCTATCTCACCTCTATCTTTAAGATAATCTGATAATCTTATTTCTTGTGTCATTTCCATATCTCCTTTTCATCCTCATACAAGGCGTTTAGTTTTTCTAAAACGGTCATCTTGTTTCCTTTCAAACCGTACTCTTCTTTTACAATGGAGTATGCCGACCTTCCTCTTTTCTTCATACCCAGTGTTTCAAGTTCTAATGCCTTAGATAGTGCCTTCATCCTATAAAGTGCTATTTGCCAAGGCTCTGTTAATGCGTTCATTTCTTACTCCTCTGTTTCATTCATCTTCATTCTCCTTTAATTCAATAAATTCATTTAATATAGCAACTGCTTCTTTAGCATCAGCAAGTGAAACTTCATATTCAATATCAAACATTAAGTTAAGACAATTTATTGCCACTTTACTACTAACAATGTATAATTCACTCTGTTTACCAATATTAACAATTTGTAATTCAAAATCATTCATCTTCATTCTCTTTTAGTTTCCTTATTAGGGCATCTTCCGCTATTGTCGGCAAACTCTTGATAGTTGCCCATAACTCTTTATTAGTAGATGTTAACTCATTAACCTCTATTACTAATGATTCCCTTTCCTCCAGTAAATCTAAGTAAAGAGTCCTCTTAGTACGTATCTCCGTTTTTAAATCG